CCAAAAACTGGATGGTAAACCAAGTGATGAAAAGAAAACTGCTTAGCAATACTATACCCCACAGGCAGTTTCTTGTTGAAATAATCTCGTAACTTCTCATCACTTATGTCGCCTAATCCAAAACAAGTTTGTAGCTGGTCTTTAAAATCAGTGTAAAACTCTGTAGGAACATCGAGAATCTCATTTACAATACCTTCATACAAACACTTTCTATCAGGCAATGTCATTACTAAGGGAATGGGTTTACCTTGCTCCTTTAACCATCGTAGATGTGCACTCAGGTATAAACTCCAGCCTAACTCCCCTATATCAACGTATGCTTCCGACTTTTTCCAATAAGTGCCAATAAGTGGTTGAATCTCCGGTGGATGCGGCCCCGAATATGGTTTTACTCCACGAATGTTGAATCCTCTATTCCATAAAGGAATAAAAGTCTCCTTCTTATATCTTTCCCACTCATGTGCTAAATACTTTTTATTCGACTTTTCAATATGATATGCACCGTTTATAAAATCACCTCTTTCAACATAGTACTTTGCCTTCCACTCTGCCTTCTCATATGTTGAGGCATGACCATAGTGATAGAAAAATACATCTTTAAGTCCCATCTGAACAGGAGGACTGGCATTCCTCCAATCATCTTTAGTACCAACTCCATTATGATCAAACATCCTTACTCCTTCAACTAACCTAAACGTCCCAACCGCTCTTGGATCACTCCACTGACCACCAGCTATAGTATGCCAACAATCTTTCCAAAAATGAATCCACCCATAGTGGAAAAGCATAGTACGAGGAGACGCTGTACGAAGGTGCTCCACTAGTTTCTCTATTTGTTCCTTAAAAAATACTTCGTCTGCATCGTGAAGAATGCACCAATTATTCCCATCCTTCTCCATCTTATTAATATATGCCTGCCGCTGTAATACTTTATGACGACCTCCTTCTCTTTTATATGTTCCACTAGTTACTTCTACCTTTGGTCCTACTGATCTTGCAATTTCAGCAGTCCTGTCTGTTGATGGTCCCCAAGCAGATCCATCAATAACTATAATTTTGTCTACATACTCGTAAACACTTTTCAGGGAGGCTTCAATGAAAAGCTCTTCATTATAAGCTATAACGCCAGCATAAATCTTCACTTTGCCTTCCTCCACAACTTTTCCATAATCGGTAAAAGATGTCTAATTTCCTCTGGATGTTCTCCTACATATGGTACAACCTCTGGAAGATTAATACCATCGTTCCAAAAAGGAATAAGTACCTCTTTTCTGTATCGCTCCCAATCCTCTGGACCATACTTTCCTCCCCAAAAGCCTTGCCCAAAGAAACATTTTATTTTAAACTCATACCGTTCAAACGTTGAAATATGACCATAGTGATAAAAGAATACATCATCAAGTACCACTTTAGTTGGACACCCTGAGGTTGCCCAGTTATCTTCACCACTTATTCCTGTCATGTTAATATTCAACTGCCTCACGCCAGGAATAAGTCTAAACATCCCAACCCATCTTGGCGTGCTCCAATCCCCTCCTTCTATAACATGCCAAGGATCCCTCCAAAAATTTTTCCACTGATAACTAAGAAGTTTAGTTTCCGGAGGAGCTGCCTTTGCATACTCAATCAACCGCTGTATATTTTCATCATCAAACACCTCGTCTGCATCTTGGAGAATAAGCCAATTATTCTCATCTTTCTCAGCCAGGTCAATATAGACTTGTCTTTGCGTGGTTTCATCCCACACATTATGCCAAGTCCTCCCACTCTTTTCTACATTATTAAAACGAAACTCTCCTTGAATCAGTCGTACTTTTGACCCCACCAATCTTACAATCTCTGCAGTCCTGTCGGTCGAGTGACCCAGCATAGAACCATCAACAACTATTATCTCATCAACATAATCATACACACTCCTCAAAGCAGCCTCAATATAAAGCTCTGCATTGTATGCAAGCATTCCGACGTAAATTTTACTCATCTCTTCTTCAATCCTTCAAACGGAATACAAACCTTCTTTTTCCAATCTGGATTCCGGCGCTGCATCTCGGAAATATTGGCCAGTGTTGCTCGGTCACCATACATATCAATCTTCCATTTCTTCTTAAACAATGTTACATTCTTAGCCCACTCCCTATCCATATTATCTCGTTCTTCTTTCATATTATGGCATACACCACCACCAACATGAAGAAATGTCTCCATATGAGTTCTAACCAACTCACCTCCAGCCAAGCGTAGTCTCAATAAGTGATCATCATCTATCTGGTAACGTGGATTGAACATCACATCAAATAATCCTGTTATCTCAATAGCACCACGAGAAAAAAGAGTCGCTGAATAGTCGCCTGCCAACAGTGTCCCAACCACTGATTCTACCTCCTTAACTCCTTCAGGAAATTTATGTGGTGTTGAATATCTATCCTTATTAATCTCCATCCCAACAACTACCACACATTTTCGTCGCTCTATTATTTTTACAAGCTCATCAATATAAGTTGAGGTAAGTACAACATCATTATTACAAAGAAGTACATAATCGTACCCTTCATTATATCCTATCTGCATTGCAGTGTTCCATGCGTCTGCCACACCTTGTTTCTTTACAATAGTTCTAATTCCCCGCTCTTTCATATAAGCAACCGTGTTGTCGGTACTTTCATTGTCAATCACCAAAATATCATAGTTGTGAAGACTTCGAATTGAATCTAACATTTGCTTTGTATACTTCAAAAGATTCCAAGTTAAAACAACAATAAGAATCTTTCTTACATTAAACTGCCCCTTTATTTTCTCCTCAATCAACTCAAAAGGAATCTTACTCAAACAATCAGGTGCCCGGTTTACTTCCTTTTCACGAAAAACCTCCCCAGATCCAATATGCTTAAGACATTTCAACTGCCACCAGCACCTGTCAGGCCACTTAAACGGACAGGGAATCTGCACTGGAACAACCTTCTCATAATCCTCAGTCCAAATATTACCATCACAAGAGCCAAACAAGGCAACTGCTTTCTTTCCCATACATCCTGCTAAGTGGTACATAAATGTATTTGAAGTAACAGTTGTGGCTATCTCATGCACCAACCCTCCAACTTCCCTTATTGAATAACGATACTTAGCACCCACCTTCTCGTCAAGATAAATTATTTGGTACTTCCTCGACAACCACTCACCAAACTCTTTCATCCTCGGATAGGTACGAGAAATGTTTGATCCAACAAGCTCTATGCCAATTATTGGTTTTGACAAATCAAACCCACGCTTCTCCAACTCTTTCCGTGCCCATTTTTTCTCACCCTCTGTCACCACATAAAGAGGAGTCCTATTTTCAAGAGCAAGTCCAATCTGCTCCAAATATATAGAAGTACGATTCTGAATAATCTTACCCTCTGCTTCAAAGGTCTTCTTTTCAAACTTAAACTCCAAATCATCCACGTTAAAGTGAATATCAGGCTTTGCTGCCATAAGTGCCTTCTCAGATGAAAAAACTTTGTCAACATAAGGATTGTGATCTAGTAGCGGACTATACTCCGAACGAATTGCCATCCAAACTTTTACATCCCCACCATATTTACGCTTTAACGCTTTCGCAATTGTAGAGGCCATTAATACATCACCCCTTCCATACATCATCCTTATAACACCAACAGAAAATTTACCTTTCTGTTTATGGGCAAACTCAAAAGCTCCCATAATCCTCAAACTGTCTGGATGAATAAAATATTCCATAGGCATTCTAAATCGGTTAATGTCTTCAACAGTTACATAAGTATCAGGATAAAACCGATGTGGTCGCATAAACTCATCATAGTAACATTGCATAGGAACATCTTTTCTCATTTTTCGCCTTACTAGTTCTTCTTCCATTCTAACTTCTCCAAAACTGCATCACTGCAGGTTTTAGTAACTCATAAATCCGCTTTGGGTTTACTTTTAAACAACTAATTTCATCACCACATTTCCTGTCATACTCAAAACATGGCTTACACCCTACCTCTTTACTTAGCTCCACTCCCACTGCTCCTTCAGAATAAAGTGGATGCAATGTTAGTCGCTCCTTTGGCCGAGTAGGACCAAATATACAAACAACTGGAGTTTCAGTAAAATGAGAAATCCACAACGGGGCTGAGTCCATAGAGATTAAACACTTTGCTTTTGCTATCAAAGCAAACAAATGCAGAGCAGATGGTTGATGTTTTCCAATCGCATCACTGATAGAAACTATCTTAACTCCTTCTCTTTTAAAACCTTCATATATATACTTCACTGCCCCACCCTGAAGCCTTTTGATTGGAGTAGAACCGCTATCTTGAAATGCAATATATGGCTCATCACCAACATCAATTTCAGGAAGTTGTGAAAGATCACAACTCCAATCAACTTTCTCTGGCATTTCTTTTATTCCAAGAGCTTTTAAATAAATATGAACTCTATGAAAATAGCTAAGTGATCTGTCTCGATGATCTCTTTCTATCGTCCCATCAAGCGAGATACCAAATCCTTCTAAATGAGGACGATCAGCTACTTCAACCTGAATACCAAGATAGTTCAAAACTTCTTTAAATAGCTCGGTAGTCCTTATCCGAGGATTATACCCAAAAGTTCTCAAATGTCGAACCACCGGTACCAACATCAACATATCTCCCAATGCAAACGTCCTGGAAATATAAAAGGAAACCTCTCCTCTTTTATCAACTTCCTCTAAGAAATTCTCAACCGGTCTGAACAACCGTCTATAGAAAGGTCGGAGTGTGTTCAAATCAAGAACACAACCCGCTGGAACTCTTACTGGTTGAAGGTTCTGGTCATAATATGTTTCAAGTATATTCGAACCATTCATACCAAAATCAAACATAGGTTCCATGTACACACCTCTCTTGTGTTTTGGAATCATGTGACTAAAAGGAAGGAGACTAGAAGTCCCCTTCCTCAGTCATCTATCGCTACACTAACCCGATTAAGAGCTCGTAATAGTGATCTTAGCCAAACCATTATTGGTTGTGCCGGTCGGTGTATGAGGTAAGAATCCATACGCATACCTGGTCATAGCACCCCTTGCAAACTGAGTAAAATCATCATTGATGATATACCTGTCGCTCATAAAGAGCGGAATATAAGGAGCGTAGTAACCAACTGCACGTTTCCAATCCGGACCTCGGACACCCATAAGAATCGTATTAGCTGTAAACCACGGATCTACATACACTTTGTACTGGTTCGCAAGCACCCCAACATATCTGCGGTAAGTCATTGCCTGTTCGCCTGCTACAAGAGGATCAGCATTATACTGCTCGAGCTTCTGGAGACGGGCATAGGTTGTCCCGTTCATCACCAACCAATTAGCATTAAGATAGAACGCGTTGTAGATGTTTGTGTTAGCATCAACAATAGCATCCCAAAGAGTCGCATCATACGCCTTTCGATAAAGCGTAGTCGTATCCCCTGAGAGATAACCACTTGCATTCCAATTAGTATTGGATGCAACAGCACCTAACAACGCAGTCAAGAGTAGACTGTCTATCTCTCGAGTAATCTCATCACCAATCGCTGGCATCAACTCGTTTTCAAGATTCAATCTCCACTGAGAGTTAAAATCCTGTTCTGCTTCAATTGTCCAATCGCCTTTCAGCTTTTTGGTTCCAACTTCAATCAGAAGCTTCTGCAACTTGAGTTGTATTTCACGAATGGTTCCCTGTTCACTTGAATCCGAATAAGTCGAAGGCTTCACCTGATCTAACCGGGTAGTTCCACCAGTAATACCGTCTGCCGCATGAGTACTGGTAAAGATGTGATCTAACCAGTAAATATAACCAGTAGGACCACTCAACGGCTGTACCGACACTAAGTCCATTGCTATTAGGCTAGAATAAATTCTCCTAACCATAGGTAGCAAGGAAGTTGTGAAGGTAGCAATAGCAGTTGTCAACGTATCTTCTGAAATAGCACCTTCCTGCGATAACTCTGCGAACTCGAGTCGTAAAGACTCTCGTCCTCTTTTACTCAGCATCCAAGCAATAGTGTTGTCATAGATGACCTGCCGGACTCCACGCTTTGCTCCACTCTCTTCATGCTCTTGAACATAGTCAAACCCACGCAACTCTCTGTCGTTCAGGTAGTAGTTACTAGGATCCCCACCGTCCATCTCAAGTAGCCGCTTTTTCTGATTCTCTAAAAACCCTGCAATCCTTTGCATATTGTACATTGTTTATTCCTTAATTTTCGGACTTTTCTTGTAACCACTGCTTAAAAGTCCTTTTTTCTCCGGCAACCACTGCTTCTCTGTAGTGTGCCTTCTTTGTTTTCATCTCTTCTGAGACTTCTTCCGACTTACCCTCTGGATCTTCAATCTTGCCAAGCTCTTTCAGATTACTTTCGATAATCTTACTCTGTTTAGCTTTCGTAAAAATCTCAGAAAGTCTCTGCTTGGTATCAACAACAGCAGCTTCAACATCCTCTACTTTCTCGATTAAGACTTTGCCTTCTTTGTCGACAAGTTCGTTCTCAATTAGTTCTTTGTACTGCTTGTTGTCTTTCTTCTCGAGTTCAGCAGTAAGAGCCTCTCTCACTTTCTTCTGAGTCTTTTCATCTTCCACAGCTTTTTTATCTGCATCTTCTTTGTCTTTGATTTTCTTCTCCAACGCAACATTCTTCGCCTCTAAGTCTTCAACCTTCTTTGTCAACTTAGAATCTACAGCACCTTCCTTCTCCTTCTTTTCTCGCTCTGCTTTTTCTTCTTCTGTTTCGTTCTCAATAAAACCTTCGATCTCACAAAGGTCCGCAACATGTTTTCGCTCAATCTCGAAGATTTTCTCAATCTTCGTACCCACAGCTGTAAGCTTCTCCTCAAGGTCAGCAGTAACTTCAGTCTTCCACGCCTCTTTAGCAGCTTCAATTTTATCGGTAACAACCTTCTCAATATCAACTTTCTCTGCCTTCTTTGCCGCATCTTCCAGTGCTTTAGTCAGTTCAGGATATTCAGCTTTCAACTCTTCATTTGTTTTAATTTCTTTACTCATCATTTCTCCATTTTCCTTTAAACCCTCAGGTTTATTTTCCTGAGAATTATTGTTATCTCCGTCAGAATCAGTTTCTGCTGACTCCGGAGTATATTCTATTCCTTCGTAAACATTCTTTTGGGTGATTGTGGCATCTGCACCAAACGAAGGATCAACCACCAAGTCCACAGCACGGACTTCTAATCCAGGTTTTACTTTACCACCTGAATCCACTTCTCCAAAACCCCTCAAACTCGCACCGATTTTTACATTGCTCTTGATAATAGTCAAAACATCTTTTCCACGAGCAGTGGGTAAAACCTTTGCTTCTGCCCACGCTACTTTATCCTTGTCAATCCACACTTTGTTCAAAATATGGGACACCCCACCTAAAAGAGTACCACCGCCACCTACAGGATGATCAGCCATTCCAGGAACAGGAGAGGCTTGAATTCTAGTATTCAGTGCGTTCACTGCAGCAAGGAATGTTTTATGAGGATAGCACCGATGGTTTAAATTGTACACATCACTCTTACCCCAACTAAATACTAACGTTCCTAAAAACTCTGGATCCTTTTCCTTCGCTTCTGTTAGCCAGACCTTACTTTCAAATAAATCTTTATACTTGTTCATCCTTATTCTCCAACAATGCTTTCTTCGCCTCTCTTTCCATATCAACCAGATCAACTAAATCTTTAGCACTTAGTTGACTTTCATAACGAATTTTCCGTTCTACTTTTTCAAGTTTACCAACAAACTCAATTTCGTTCTTAGTTAACTTGAATCCAACCATCTCATATTCCTCACTATCCTTCTTTTGCACAACAACCTGCTTGTTTGAATAATCGGAAACCCAGTACTTATCCCCAAACTTTTTGGCTACTGCCTGACGTAACAAGGTGCCAAGTGAATTGAACACCTCTAATACAACAATTGACCCAAACCGATACCGTGGCCGATTAGTCTTTGTCGCCTCTTTCTTTACTCTCTTAAACCTTCTTAATATATTCATAATGAAACTCTCCTTCTTAGGTGGTTTCCCACCATGTTTCTTTCTCCAACTACCATAACATACAGCCAATCTCTGTACATTCTTAGGATATTCTTTTTTCATTACAGAGTCACTCATACAACGACCAATGAATTTTGATTCTTTTTCTGGACTCTTACCCATTCTAGGACTTGGAATTGGCATCGTTGCCTCCTTTTCTCCGCTCCTTCGCTCCTGGCTCCAAGGTTTTACTTATATATGTCACAACTCCGGAACCATTCATAATCCCAGCAAAGACAACGAAAGGAAACTCATCAAAAATAGTCTTGATCACT